GCAACAAATGAATGATCAACTAGTCCTTGTTTGATTATTAGTATTGCTTTGTCTTGAGAGTCTTCGTCTTTGGATATGATGTCCAAGTTGTCATACAACCATCTATATATTTCTTCACATTCTTCTGGCCTTGCTTGAGCACACACCAGTTTCCTTGCTTCATTAATTTTGCCTGCTTTGAACAGTTCAACCATTTTTAATCTGTAATCTTGTTGATGTGAATCCCCCTTCGCAGGCGGAACAAGTTGGCCATCTCGTGTGTTCATCTGTACCATGTTGATACATTTTCTAAGATCTGGATAAGTGGCTTTTACATATGTGTCAAGTGTTTCGATATCCTGTTCAGTTTTTTCTTCGATCAGTATTGTGGCCACTCTAGCCGTAAATTCATTTTTGTCAATTGTTTCTATGTGAAAGCCTTGACATCTTGAATGAAGTGCAGGAATAATTCTGTTGGGATAGTTGCAGGTTAATATAAATCTTGCTGATGTGTGATATGTTTCCATTACACCTCGGAGTGCCGCTTGACCGTTTGGAGTTATATAATCTGCTTCGTCAAGTAAAACATATTTGAAAGCACCAAATGGCATGATTTGCACAAAGTTTATTATTTTGTCTCTGACTGTGTCCACACTGTTCTCTCTTGAAGCATTTATTTCTAGTATGTCATAACCATCCACTTTTAGTTCATTGAACAGTATTTTGGCCAATGTAGTTTTACCCACACCTGGTGCACCGGATAAAAGTAAATGTGGTATCGCACCTTCTTTGATCCATGCTTGTATTTGCTGACGTTGTGCTTCATCTCGAACCACATAGTCTTTCAGTGTGTCTGGTCTATATTTTTCTACCCAAAGTTCTTTCATAATTCATTATACTACATTGGTACATAATACACAATGGCTAATATTGTGGCAACCACAATTACCATGGCTGTGATAAAAGGCAATAACTGTTCCATACTACTCCTAACTTTGTAAGTAATTTAAAAATAAAGACAAACAAAAAAATAATAAACCAATAAGTCCTAGTCCTGTTAAGGTCTGTTTAGTTGTTTTATATGCTTTTGCTTTTTGTGATACTTTCATTTTCCTCCTAATGTAACATTGCTTGTAATACTGCCCAGTGTGCCACTATGCCACTGGTATCCAATTTGTAATTGAATTCTTTGTCTATGTCTCTTAATAACTTGTTAACTTTTGCCATTGTAAGTCCAACCCTTACAGGAATCTGTAGTGCGTAGATTGTTTTTTTGTTTTTCTTTTTGGCGGCCTGTACTCTATGCCAACCATCTGCTAACACATAATATCCTGAATCTTTTATTGGAGTAACTAGTATAGGTTGGTCACTGCCTTCTCTGGCCAGTTTTGCAATCCATTTTCTTTTTTCTGCATTAAGAGGCCTTTCAACTCCTAGACCCAATTCTGCAAGTGTAACTAATTTTTCGATTGAAACATGGCAGGGTATAGGTGTGTAATTATTTGCCACTCTTTTCCTTTTGGATAAGGTGGTTTTCTTAGTTCCCAATCTTTTACGTTGTTTTCTTTGTGCCATTCGTCTACGCATTTTGGACCACAAAAAGGAATAATTTTTCTATGGTCGAATTTAGTATAGTATAAACTATCGAACCAGTAAACGCAAGGATAAAAGTTGGTTGCACATTTACCACATGTGAACTCGGTCATTTTTTGGATTTTTTATAGAGGTGTATAGCCGCTGGAGGAGGCGTAGGTTTCTCAGTCCAACCCACAACAGGTGCAATTACTATGAAAAACAAAAACCAATATGCTGTTCCTATCTGACTTAGAAGCACAAAGGGTTGCTCTGCTGGCATGGCTCCACAATACATCAATAAGAAAAAGTCTGCTACCAATATCCATACAAACTGTTTCCAGATTGGTCTGTAAATTGAACTTCTAATTTTGCTAGTATCTAACCATGGTAGTAAACCAATAACACCGATTGCTGACACCATTGCAATTACTCCGCCTAGTTTGTCAGGTATTGCTCTCAGCACTGCGTACCAAGGTAAAAAGTACCATTCAGGTACAATGTGTGCAGGTGTCACTAGTGGATTGGCTTTTATATAATTGTCAGGGTGTCCAAGATAGTTTGGCATAAAAAATAAAAATGCCGCAAATATCAAAATAAAAACTAAAAATGCAAATAAATCTTTTGTTGTGACATAAGGATGAAAACTTACTGTGTCTCTGGTGTCTTTAGGTTCAACACCTGTTGGATTGTTTGAACCTGTCATGTGTAAAGCAATGACATGAAAAACAACAACACCTAATATTACAAACGCAATAAGCCAGTGTAACACATAGAATCTGTTTAGTGTTGGATCGTCGACTGAATATGCACCCCATAACCAATATGTGATTGTTTCACCAACATATGGTATGGCACCAAATAAACTTGTTATAACAGTTGCTCCCCAAAAACTCATCTGTCCCCATGGTAGTGTGTATCCTAAAAATGCAGTTGCTACCATCAAGAAATAAATTATCAATCCTAAGATCCACATTAGTTCTCTAGGTGATTTGTAAGAACCAAAATACAATCCGCGGAACATGTGAATATACACCGCAATAAAGAAGAACGATGCTAAGTTCATGTGCATGTATCTTATCAGCCAACCATAGTTGACATCACGCATAATTTTTTCAACACTGTCAAAGGCTTCTGCTGTTGATGGTTTATAATGCATTCCTAGTATTAGACCAGTGATTATCAAACCTAGTAAACAAAATGTCAATATTGCACCAAAACTCCAGAAGTATGTCAAAGTTTTTGGCACTTGGAAATCCAAGTACTCGTGCTTGAACATTCTAAATATAGGAAGTCTGTTGTCTAGCCAACCCAATACACCTTTAAAGGGTGATGTGTTTTCCGAAACTTTGTTTGTGTTTACTGGTTTATATTTTTTTTCTTCTTCCATACATTAATCATTACCTGGCAATTTTGTCATTTGTTTTGCACCACCCATATTAACGTAACCAGCCTTTTGTGCAACTTCATCCCCAGGATCATTGTCTGATACAAGTAAAATATCATTTTCATCAATCATTCGAACGTCTAATTCTGTGTCTTGTTTTTTAACTTTAAATGCTCTTGACCATCTTCCATGTGCTACCATAACCCATTCGCCAACTTTTACATCTTCTTGTTGACTGCCAACAGCATACACTTTGGCCCATCTTGGGTGAATACCGTGCTCCGATCCATCATCGTCGGGCATAATTATTCCGCCTTTGGTTTTTATTTCACCAAATTTCATGTGCGATACCAATACTCTTTTCTTTAAAGGTATAATGTCATTTTCCACGGTCCATGTTTTACCACCGTGTGATCCAAATCCTTTTGCTTGTAAGTCTTCTATTTGTCCCATTACAGACTATTATACTAAAATTATTCTATACCGTCAAGTGCGGCATCTATTCCAGATTTTGGAGTTTCTTTTTTAGGTTTAAATGACGACACAGTTTTTGTCACAGTAGGTTTGACTGCTGTTGGATTCATAGTCTGTGTCTGTACCACTTTTGGTTGTGGTGGTAATTTTGGTTTAGGTGGAGCCTTTGCTCTGGGATTGTCCTGTGCTCTGCCTTTAGGAGTTTCGTAATATTCTTTCATTACCTTTTCTTTTGCTTTCACAATTTTGCCTCCAGGTCCAAGAATATCTCCACGTGCATTTACTCGCATGTTTCCTATAGCAGGAGTCTGTTCGTTTGCTCCTCTTAATTTTTCTATATCAACCATACGGCCTTGCATGGTTCTGTACATTCTTTTTCTTGGTGCTCTTGATACTGGCATACTGTTCTCCTTGTTCAATTACTTATCATCGTAAAAATTCACGATAATCTAAGTTGTACAATAATGGATTAATTTTGTGAACTCCTATAAGAAACAGGCAAAAACTGCTAACACTTGAGCCTCTGCCTACACCCCATATCACACCTTTTTGCCTTAATGTGTCAACAAAATAAATCAAAAATTGTAGCACTTTGGTAAATCCTTTGTCTTCAAACAGTTTGTACTCTATCAAAACCCTGTCTCTTTCTTCTTCAGTGTTGCATTTATCCAGCAGATATTTTTTTACATCAGTTTTAGTGTATGATTCTGGCATGTGCCATTGTGAATAATGTGCAACGTCAAACTGTGATAAGTTTTCTTTTCTTTTGGCCACTGTTGGTAATTCAGGCAATTCTATATCTAGTTCTCTCAGTGCTTGATTGTATTGATCTGTTGCTGTGGGAATTTTTGAAATGTCTAGTTCTGGATTCTGATATAAAAGATCAATTACAGCGTCTTCGCTATAAACACAGTCACCATAATCATTTATTTTTACTTTTGTCGCCATCTAAAACCTTTGGGTTGAATTCAAATATTTTAGCATGTTCAACATGTTCTTTGTCAACCGTTTCCATGTCAGCAACTTGATTGTGCCATCTGTAGTGTCCTGTATAAATGCCTTTGTCCAAAATCTTATCATAGGTTGCTGTGTCCGGTCTTAACCACCATGGATCAAACTTATTATACTTGGTTGGAAACCAATTGTCAACATCCAACAGTTCTATTTCAGGTCCTTCTTTAACAATTCTATATGTGATGCCGTCACCTTGATAACTGCTCAACTCCAGTTCATTTATAATAATTTTGCCTTGCATCACTGCATTGGCCTTGGTAAAACAAACTGCGGCCATCAATTGATCATATGGCTGTCTTGGTAATTGGATGAACCTATTGTTAGTATTTTTTTCCAATATGTCATAGAGTTTTTCATCTCGATGTGCGGTAATTGTGTTTGCCAAGACACTTTCAAAAAGCATTTTGAGCCTTTCAAAATAGTCTCCTTGTTCTTGCAAGTCTGTGGTAACAGGGGTAATATGTAATTTTACTGTGTAGTCGTTGTTAAACAGTTCACTGTCTACAACAATTATAGATTTAAATCCTGTACTCCAACTGAAATATTTTTTTGACACGTAGTAATTATTAGTCTACGTTTATCAATTCACCAAGATCTGGTTCGCCTCTTCTTTTTTTATTTTCTTCAACCCAACCTTTGATTCTTTTGTTTCTCAAAGTCTGTTGATAAGATAAGAGTGCTTTTTGAAGTTGTGCTTGAAGGTCGGGATTTCGTCCAAATCTCTTGGCACTGGCATATTTTTTTGAAAGTTCACGAATTCTGTTGCCCAGTTCTTCTTCGGACATGTTGTCTAATTCTTCTTGTAGGGGATGAAAGTACATGGGTACCTCCTAATTATTATGAGTGGTAATCACCCAGTTGATGCATGAATACAGTGGTACCGCCATCATGTGTCATAAACTCGTACATGTATCTGCCTACTCCTGGATTTACTGTGACAGATGATCCATCACTTCCTTCAATGTTACTGGCTTTCTTTACTGAACTTGGCATTGTCAAAGCAGTTACACCTGGATCAACTGTTGCTAACAAAATTATTCTTCCAAGTTTTCCTGATGCAGGAAAATTACTAAATGCAAAAGCAACGTTTCCAGTAATTGTCGCTATTTGAAAATTTCCATTTTCATGATTTAAAGTTAATGTACCTGTGCTTATCGTTGTATGATCGTAAACTGATTCTGCAGTGTCTTTTAAAACTGCTCTTGATACCACTTGATCATTGAAACTGGTGTCTGCATTTGTTGATGCTTTGTTGTTTTGTAAGTCTGTGATTTCTGTATTTGCTGTTGTGAAATTATTTTTAATTGCAGTAAAATTATCTCTAAATCCTTGAGAAGAATTGTCCTGCCCTGCTATTGGGAAAGTTCCGTCAATATTACCTGGTACTATATTACTTGCCATATTATTCTTTTAGTTTCTTTTTAAACGCTAGATATTTATCACCTTTACGTTCCACTCTTATTTTCGAAGTGCTAGTAGGTGCATTTGTAAAGTTTATTGTAGTTTTTTTAGTCGTTGCATCATGACTTAGATTGAAATCAGGTTCAAAATCTGCTGATCTTATCAGTGTATCTGCTGAAAGGTACGTTGGCGATAAATTGTTATCTGCTTTAATAAGTTTACCAAATCTTAACTGCACACTATCATTTCTAATTTTGATATCTTCATCGTGTACAAGTTCGTTCATTTCAAAATTCGTAGTGCTACCATCTGTTGTTATGGTGCCAGTATCAACAAAATTAATATCTGTTCTATATCTATCAATCACAAAATTTATTTTTTTAAAGTCTATATTTTTATCTAGGATTCTTTTTCTTACTTTGCCCGATTCTCCTGGATTACAATATGCCAAAACAATGGCCATTTTATATCCAAGAGGAACACCAGAACCATCCTGACTAGTTCTCATCCATAGTGGTAGATGCACATATTCTCTTTGTCCAAGAGATTTAATTCTAGAACGCATGTTGACCACACTATTTGGAAATAGTTTTTCAAAATTGCCAAGATCTGCTGTTAATAAATTTGCATATCTTATTTTTGAACCTGCAACACTAAAACTTAAACCACCATCTGTTGTGACGTCGTAAATGTCAAAGTCTGCTTTGATTTTGTTTGCATCTGCTAATGCACCAATCCTTGGCTTGTTAATATCCTGCCTTAAGGTTATTTCACTTGATATACTAGTTCCTGCATTGTTAATAAGGTTGTCTTTCATTTCAACATACACAACTTCATACTTTGTTGTATTATTTTCTTTTGCTACTGCTGTTTTTAACTCACCAAAAAATAAGGATTTAGGCGTATGATTTTGTTCCATTTGTGATTGTAAGGTATTAAGTGTTTGATGTTGCACACCTGCAATCAAAAGCATTTCAGGTTTGTTAGGCATACCAAACGACGGGTCTTCTGATCTAAAAATTGATGTTGTGTTGTTAATGTTTGGGTCTTGTGCAATTTGGTAAAATAAATCTTTGTCACTGCTAGGAACAAATCCTTCAGCAGTCATGTTTCCATATTCTACTCCATACGGTAAACTTACTGTAAGGTTGAATTCTTTTGAAGTTGAAACTGTTTGATAATTATCTCCAACCGAAACTGTAAATGTATACTTTCTATCAAAACTTAAAGTGTTTGTGTCAAATGTAATTTCATTTTCATCTACAGTTGTAAATTCTGTTTTATCTACTTTTCCTATTATGTTTCCAGATTTAGAAAGTGTAAGGCCAGTTGGAAGAGAGCCTGTGGTTATAGCATATTCCAAAACTCTATTTTCTTCAACAGTGGTTGCTTCAAGAGAAACCAAACTTGGAATACCTGCTATCACAGTGCCAAGGTTTGTTGCACTTGTAAATTCAACTCCCACATCTACATTTCCAATCACAGTCATTGAAAAGTTTTTGTCTTCAAATACAGTGGCACCGCTTATAGGTTCTCTGGATGCTCTTACTGTAAAATTGTAATCAACCGACACCGCGGCCTGTACACCAAGTTGTCCTGATATTTCACCAGTGGCGCTGTCAATTGTTAGTCCTGTTGGCAATGCTCCATCAACTATGCTATATGTTAGTGCACCTTGTAAACTGTCAAAGTCTACAACATCAATTTTAATAACAACTTGATTGTCGTGTCTAAATGATCCTAGTGCAGAATCAGTTTCAAATATTGGTCTTCTGTTTGCACTTAAACTCATCACCAAAGGTACGCCTTCAAATGTGTTTTGATCAACTGTTATTCTGTTGTTGTCAACTCTCCAAAAGTCTGCAGTGTAAACAAAAATACTGTTTATCTGTGTTGCCACATTAGATCCATCCGATACTCTTACTGTAAATTCAAAATTCTTTGATCTTGATTTTTGTCTTACAATAGGATCATATTCTATATCGTCATATGCATAAGTGTTATCGTAACCACCAATGTCTCCAAATCTGTCATCATCAGTCAATAGCACTGTGCCTGAAATTAATCCTGAAGTGCTCATTGTGATGCCAGGTGGTAAAGATCCTTCTGCAATATCATATACTAAAGTTTGTCCTGTTGCTGTGTCTGTGTCAGTGGCTACAACTTGAAAACTTAAAAATGATCCGTCTAGGACCCATTTGTTTCCAACTCTAGTTGAATCTGAAAGATCCAGTTGTCCAGAGGCTGTAGAAAACACAGGTACGTCTGCACCTTGAATTTGTAGGCTGAATGACCTGTCAGCCACGTTAGTACCGTCGGAGGCTCTTACAACAAAGGTGTAAAGGGATCTTGTTGCAACCTCCGTTGGCACACCACGCAGAATACCATCAGAAGTAAGTTCAATTCCTGTGGGTAAGGTTCCTGCAATAACGGAGTAAGTTAAATCATCTCCATCAGCATCTGTGGCTGATAAAGTCACAGAATAATAATCACGTTCGTTGATAACGCCTAATAGTCCTGATGCTGTTTGCCACACGGGTGAGGCCATATTGAACTTACTCCTTTACATGCATATTTATTGCAGATAAAAACTATTATGATGCGTGATAGAACGGTATTACGTAGGTGGCTAGGCCAACAGAATCCCCTAGATCCATTTTAACTTTGATATAGCCACTTGGTTTGGCTGGTAAAGCATTACCACTTCCACTAGTGCCCACTGTGGTTTGAGTCTGTGGATTGTTGATTCTAATTGTTCCTGTACCTGCTGTCTGTAGTGTAAGATCTGAATTGGTTGCAATCGAAACAATTTTAGCCGCTGAACCTAATAATAATTCACTAGCAATTTCAACATCGTTAGCAGAAAGAGAATTTGTTACTGCAACATAGTTTCCATTAAGTGTTATTATTCCTGAACCATCTGGAGATATTGTAATACCACCATTACTGTTTGTGGCAGAAATTGTGTTACCGTCTGCTCTTAAATTGTCAATGTTCAATTGTCCTGTGATTGATGCTGTGCCTGTAATTGTTTGACCAATTGTGGTCATTGCACTTTGAACATCAACTGTGCCTGAAGAGTTTGCGGCAATTTCTAAAACCGCATCTGAGGCATTAGTTGTTATTTTGTTGTCTTTGATTGTAATGCCGTCAACATTTAAAGTGCCTGTAATTGTCTGTGTGCCAGCAGTTGTTATATCGTCTGTGGTCAATGTTCCAGTCACATCAACGTTTCCTGTTACGTTAGTGTTGGCTTGTAGTTCAATTGTACCTGTGCCACCTGGATTTAAATTTAAATTTGAATTTGACGCAGTAGATATTTCGTCGTCGTTCATGCTAATACTGTCAACTGTGACAGTTCCTGTCATTGTAGCACCGTTGATAGTTGGTGCTGTTAAAACTTTGTTTGTTAATGTTTGCGAATCTGTCAATGTTGCAACTGTGCCAGTGTCAACTGCTACGGTTACTGTGTTGCCTGTACCTGCTGTGGTTATACCATTACCACCTGAAAACTGTAAAGTTTCAGAATCCAAATCAATAGAAAGTGCAGTTGAATCATCACAAGCAAAATCTAAATCTTGTGCTGTGACCTGTGAATCAACATATGCTTTAATTGATTGCTGTGTTGATAAAGCAGTGGCTGAATTTGAAGCCATGTTGTCTTCATCTAAAATTGCTGTTACTGTTGCCCCTGATGCCAGTGCCAAAGAAGTGCTCAATGTTGCGGCACCACTTGCGTTCAATGTACCGTCAACCACAAGTCCTTCATTTATATTGACTGTTGTAGAATCTGAAGAAGATAGAGTTGTACCTTTAAATTGTATGGCACCAATTGAAACGTTTCCAGTGCCGTTTGGTTGTATATTGATATTGCCATTGGTTACATCTGATGTTATTTGAAAATTGTTTACATCTAAGTTTGCGGCAAGTTTAGGTGCAGTATCGTGTTCTAAAATTGTTGAAGCCTCGTCATCACCACCGTATAGTTCAGCAAAGTTGTCGTTGATTTTGTCAAATGCTGTTCTTAACGGATCACCTGTGCCGTCATTAGCGGTAGTACCTATGTTGATAGTTTGTCTTGCCATTTGCAGTTATTTATTGATAATTTTATAAACCTAATGTAAAATTTTAGTCGTTGACAGCAGTTCTTATAAATTTATATACGGTTGAATCACTGCTTATTGGCACCACTCTCACTCTCACATCACTTCCACTTATATCCGCTGAAAAGGTTGCCATTGGCAATCCAGTAGAACTTATGCTGGTATCATTTATAAATGCATTAGTGCCATCATGGGTCACTCTCAATGTGTGCAGTGCAAATCTTGTGTTGGTTGTGTCTGACACAGATACTTCATATTTTGCTGATCTAAAAGTTGCTTTTGCAAAAGTGTCTAGATTTGCTATTGTGCTGGAAGTAGTTGTTGCTGTACCATCACTGACTTGTCCACGTGTTAAAGCAGTTACTCCTGCAATAGTGCCTGCTGTCAGCGTACCTGTGATGTTGACTGAGTCATTAATCTGTATTTCTGATGAATCGTTTGAACTAATAGCATTTACATCTATGGTATTGGCACTTAACACTCCTGAAATGTTTAAAGAGTCTCCAATCTGTATAGCAGTTGAGTCAGATGATTCAATAAAGTTTACAGACAAGTTTCCACCAACTGTTAAATCTGCTGTCGTGGTGTCACCACCAGATATAACCATGCCACCTTCCACTGTGACTTTGCCGGTACCTGATGTGCTTAAAATTAGTGCTTCATTTGAACGTGTGCCTTGTATACGATTATCACCAATTTCTATACCTTCGAATTCTATAACACCTGTGCCTGATGCTGTAAGTTTTAGATTGGCATTGGTTTGATTAGAATTTATTTCATTGCCAGCAATTGTGATCTGTGAAGAAATAGTTGATGCACCATATAATTCAGTAAAGTTTGTGTTTACCTTTTGCATGGCTGATCTTAGATCATCGCCTGTGCCGTCGTTTGGTTGTGAACCTATGTTGATGTTTAATTGTGCCATATTAGATCGCCTGTAATACTAGTTTCTTCCATATCGCAGTGGAACCGTCGTAGTTGGCTGTGCAAACATAAAGATTTGTTCCATCATAAGATATTGATCCTCCCCTGTCTCCCGTGTTTCCAACAGCGGTAGCAGTCTTGGAAGTGCTTATAATTATCCTATCATCATTGACCACTATGTTTCCTGTTCCGTTCACGCCAAGTGTAAGGTCTGCGTTGGTGTTGAGTGCTGTGATAGTCGTGTCAGATATCTGTAGGCTGTCAATTTCAACATTACCAGTGCCATTAGGTTGTATCTTTATATCACCGTTGGTGACGCTGGTGGTCAAAAGTCCAGTGTCTCCGTCGCCAATCAACGAATAAACTTCTGTGAAGTTGGTGTTGATTTTGGTCATGGCACCACGCAAAGTGTCGCCTGTGGCAGGGTTTCCCAGTGTTCCGATGTCAATATTAATTCTGGCCATATTATAATCTCCGTGTATTTATTAAATATTTCTGGAGCATCCATGTTCGTAAAAACGTTAAAAACACTCCGACTTTATGAACGCCAAAGCAAACTTGGCATATATCATTCCTTCAAACGAAAAAGCACCATATATGTTTTCAAATGTGACTGCTGTGGAGTTATATTTCTAAGAGCAAGAGCCAAAGTTGATCCTGCCAGAGCCACCAACGACTACAAACATGTGTGTTATCATTGCAATCCAAAAAAGTTTGCACAGGAAATTGGCGTCAAAATGCGTAACATCTACAAACTAGATGCCAGTTCTACGCAGGTAATATCCACTTAAGAGCGTCAAGACTTTCACCATCTAAAAATTTTTGTAAATTAGCATACACACCTGCATGGAAATTTTGTTTGGTGTAGGCAATGTAAAATGGTAAAAATTTATTCATTGTTATGTTTTCTAATCTGTTTATAAACCAAAATTTTGTGTCTGGATACTGTCTTGAAATCTGTGTGAGTTGATACATCCATTCGTATTTTAGATAGGCCTTCATACTGAATCTACTGGCATAGTTCTGTGTGTTCTTATAAATGTTGTTTTGTTTGCGTGACATTTCTCCTGGCCAAGTGTCCCATTGTTCTGCTCCTAGTATGTCAAAGGCAACTATCAATATGTTTTTATAACCTTCATTGGCCGCTGACAGAACTGCACTACATCCTGAGCCTCTTGCCTGTGTAAAGTCTAATTTTTTCACACCATCTTTTTTGGTGCTTCCACCAAGCCAAATTCTATAACTTTTTAAATTTTTTGGCACATGGTGTTCAGGATCGCCATCAACAAGATAGTCCCAATCAACAATTTTGTCTGGTCCAATTACATCCGCAGTAAAAGGTTTGACTGCTTTGCCAGCCACAACTTCGTTATACATGTTTGGATTTACACAGAATATTTTATCACAGAGATCTGGATAGTCTCTGTATATTGCATTGCAACCATATATTGGTGCACGACCTTTTAGGCGATTAAGATCGCCAAATATATTTCTGCTTTCACCATTTCCGATTATTATGCAAGTGTCTTTGGACAAAGTTACACTCCAAAACTTTCTCCACAACCACATCCTGCAGTGGCATTGGGATTGGATATTTCAAATTGAGAACCAAAAACTTCTTCTTTCCAGTCTATCTGTGTGCCTGCCACATACAACATTGATTGACTGTCAACAACAAATTTTCCTGTGCCCCAGTCTTCAATGTGATCATCTTCGCCAATAGTGTCTTTGGCATCAATGAATCCCCAATCATATTTGAAGCCTGCACAGCCGCCACCTTTCACAGCAAGGCTAACTGCATACTTTTCTGGGTTTTTTGATAGCAAATTTTCCATTTGCTTCTTTGCTGAATCTGTAATTTTGAACCATTCCATGTGTATACTTATTTTAGATCTGCGTACCTTTTAATTGTTGTGATCATGTTGCTGAGACCATTTTGCCTCTGCGGTGTCAGTATTTCTATAATTCCTAATTTTGCAATATCTTCTTTGGTTATCAATGATATTTCTCTACATGACTGACCATCAAAAATGTCTGCAATAATGGCCGCTGTGCCTTTTGTAATAAAAGCATCACTGTCCACAGTCAAAAAAAGTCTATCTTGCCTTATTTCTGGTACCACCCATAACTTACTTGCACAGCCGTGGATTTGAAATTCTTTTATCTTGTATTCCTGTTTCATAGGTTTTGCATTTCTGGCTTGTTCAATGATGTACTGAAACCTGTCCATTCCTTCAAGCAGTTTTAAATTGGCACCCCAATACTCAATTTTTTCAGTAATTGCTGTCATATATTTCTTTACAGTTTTCAAACCAAAAACGTGTGGCTTCTTTTTTTCTTCCAAAACTCATGTATGCTTTGTTTTTGGAATGATCCCAATGTGTTTCCCATATAGGATCTGTTTCATACCACCATCCCCATTTGCCTTCACAATTTTTTTCACACCAGTGTATAAAGTCTTCAACCACTCCGTCACAATTTAGAAAAATGCTATACTTGTATTTTTTATCATATCCGTTGTGTACTTCGTCTCTGGAAGATTTTTTACCATTGTGTGGCATGTTCATAACTCCATAGTTTTGCTGAGCATTTTGATTTGCATTCATCGGGACAAGATTGGTCTTGCATACTGGCAAACAACTGATTCCAATTGGTATTATTCATTTGTTGCTCTAGTGTTTGATTTCTATCTATATAATCAAAAATATTTTTGTTGTGAGCATATCTTAGATCTGTCCAACAACAAGGATAAAAATTTCCTTGTGGATTTAAATATAGTCCTTTGTTTCCTATTTTGCATAATGGCATTATGTTTTCATCCTGATCAAGTTCAGCGTATCTTTTGCTAAATAGGTCTTTGGTTGAATCTTGAAACTGAGATGTTGAAAGGTTATAAAACTTTCTTGTGTATCTGCCATGAGAAATAAATTTTGTGCTGGGTTGCAACGGATCGTTTTTTGGATACGCATCAGAATTAATACCAAACTTTGAACTCAGTGTCAATTGAAAACTATCAAATCCAAGTTTGGTTGCAAGTTGTTTCATTTTTTCAATATTGTTTTCATTAAATTTGAATGCAATTGCGGCCCATAACATGTGAGGCTTTGTGGCAGACTTACTTAAAACATCTATGCCTTGCAAAATACTTTCCCAATTGCAATTGATTCTGTATATACTATTGCTTTCTTGATCCCATCCATCTAAACTGAAGTGTATGCTGTCTTTGTGGTCTAGCAATTTGCTTAATTTTTGCCACCAATCTCTTGTTTTGTATGATCCATTTGTGATAATAATTTTTTGTATGTCTGAATTTTCAGTATTAAGCCATTCCAAAATTTTTAAAAAGTCTTTGGCATATATCACATCACCGTCGTTACCACAAAAAGTTATTTTTTTCACATGTTTAACAATGCCACTAAAGTTTTTCTTAAACCAATCCAAATCCAATTCTTGATTAGTCAGTCCTTCAGGAACTTCTTGTCTGGAACACCTTGGACATTTTAAACTGCATTTACTACACAATTCAATGTGCCAATGCTCTAATGGCCATTTGTTAACATTTTGCATCAGTATATTATACAGGATTTATTCTTTAAGAACAATAACTCCGCAGGCTAAACGATCACCTGCGTTACCAGTTTTGAGTGATTCTGCGTCACCGCCTCGACCAAGATCATCGGTATCTTTGTGTATTACTATGCCTCTGCCCACTACTGATCTATCTCCCACCAAATCAACACGTTTAGCCACTATGGTAAAATCCGCAACTCCGTTGTCGTCTGCGGTAACATTTCCAAGATCACCCACATGACCTTTTTCTACGTTGCCATGATCTTCTCCGTCAGGATTATAATGTCCACCCATTGAAGCACAGCCGTCACTCATGTCACCAAATTCATGTATATGGAATCCGTGTTCGCCTGGTTCTAGGCCTTCTATTCTCCCTTTGATCAAAGTAGGAGTACCAGGTTTCTGTATTAATAGTATTGTGCCTTTGACTTTGTCGCTTTGTTGTAATTCAACATATGCTTTGACATCTGCGGCTTGTTCTGAAATTGTTTTGATGCTTTCACAGGAACAAGTTTCTGCTCTTGTTCTAGGACAGGATTGATCTTTTATTTCTGTGAATTTCATGCACCAGTATTTAGCCACTGGTTGTAGAGTTGTTCAGCCGCCATGTTTTTGCCTTTGGCTTCTGTCTGAATATCAAAGTGTTCGCCAAAACTCAGTGCCCAAGCATTTACTTTTGCATTAGGCAAAAGATCTGAATGTGCTCTAAGTTTTTGTTTTTTACAACCTTTTTCTAAAAGCATTTTGATATCATGCATTTCTGAGTGCATCTTTTCACCTAGTCCTGCTGGAGCCAAATGCTCATCTCTGCTGTAAGAATAATGTAGTGTAGGCCTCACACCACGCCACGAGTCAATAACTTTTTTTACTCTATCGTCTTTTGCATCAATGTATTCTTCTGCTCTTATCCAATGATGATGAATATCTAACACCAACGCAATTTTATGTGCAACAAGTAGAGTGCTTTCTAAGCCATGGCCCATTTCATCATTTTCTATTGTTATCAAATTCTGTGCTTCTTTGGATAATCTAGGAAAAACTTTTAACAAGCCTTCTGGTCCTAGTTTACCTGAAATATGCACATTAATTTTGCAACCGTCGTGCCAACTCTTGCCATAACCCATCCATCTTGCCATGTCCACATGATATTCAAATTCTTCAATGCTTCTTTCAACAATGTCAGGAGTTACACTGCTGAGGCAACAAAATTGTCCAGGATGGAAACTGACTTTGACATCCAAGCGTCTTGCAGTTTCGCCAACAGGTGCAAATATTTTTGCACAGTGATCTTGTATTTCTTTCCTTTGCCACCACGCCTTCCAGTTTTTTTCTGTGTAGCCTTGCAACATTTCTGAACCAAGTCTAACCATTCTACGTTCAGGTGGCAAAGTTGCTACACGTTCAACCATTCTCTTGGCCGCGGCCGCATTGTGATTCATTATGTCCCACTGTCGCTGTTCAGCATCATTCGGATGTTCTCTCAACCAACGCATTGTTGTTGATCTACCATTAAGTTCTCTATCTTTGGCGTTGACTTTCATACCGCCAAATTCAGATCTATCATTAAGCCATTTACAGCAAAAACCTATACGCATATTGTTATTTTAACAGATTATTTCCAGTTGTCAATTACAAATTGATCGCCACAGTTGAATGGTTTTGGTTCACCATGAAACACAGCAACTAGATTTTTATCGGTAATTGTTGGTGGATGTTCAAAGATATGTTTTGCACCTTTGCGGATTTTGGTATCTTTTCTGCCCATCATTTCCCATTTATAACTTCTAATCCATGAGTCTGGCCAATGCACAAGATCATCTGCCGCACGTTTCATAATCCAATCCTGATCTCCGTGGTTGTGGCCCATTATTCTTGCAGGATCTTTAGCAAAGTCATTCCACAGGTAATTAAGTTGTCCACCTTGCCAACGCATCACAGAAGAATTACTTTGTTTCCAATCTTTTACTCTACAACGATTAAAGTCTCTAATAATCATGAACTTGCCGGCGTCATGATCAAATAGTTTATCAATGTTTCTAAAAATTATAACATCCAAATCAAAATAAAGTATAGTGCCTGTAAGAGTATTATTAGGATGGAACATATATAGTTTGCTCCACCATGTTTTGATAAAAGGTTCTTTTCCTAGTGGAATAACATTTATGTCAGCATCCAGTCCTTTAGGATTTTCTGTAAAGCAATGAAACTGATAAGGAACAGTGATGTGTCTTTTGCACATCCTTTTGAGAACATTAACGTACTCAGGCACATATTTGTGTCCCCATTTAACGCATACTATATGATTCATATCCTTTTTTTAACTCTCTTAATTGTAGATCTTTCCAATCCGGTTGTGACAAAGTGTAATTATATTCAGTTTTAATATTTTCGTTGCCAACATATTCAATACTTTGAATATTTAAACAATCTATCATTTGTTTGTAAACCTGTTGAAAGTCAGAAGTACCAAAGGATTTATGCAAGTCTACCTGTCCTAGTTTGATATAACCCAGAGCAAGTTTTGGATCATTCCAGTCAAAGTTATTTTTCTTTAACCAATTTTGAAATTCAACAAGTTCTTTTTGTTTAAAAGCACTTTCATCTGTTATAGTAGCACCCCATTCGATATCAAACTCTCCGGAATACAACTGTTGATGATTTATTCCACCTTCGCCAACTGCTTCATCATGATCTCTCCATACTTCAAAAAGTGTTTTGCCCACCTGTGACCAATGTAGATACACTCCACCTAGGTCTCTGTCAAAACGATTTTTCATAAAAAGTTCGTAATCGCTTTCTTCCAAAGGCAGTCTTGGTGCATGTAAAAAAGTTGTAATTTGCGAAGGTCTAATCCATTGTGGCTCAAATTTACTTTTTCTGTAAGCATTTACCCAACCTTCTATTTCATGACAGATGTTGTTCAATTGTCTAATAGCATACTTTGTTTCATTGTCTGCCGCATAAAAATATTTTGAAAGGTTCCATGCTTGACCTTGTAAGTCTTCAAAATATCGGTGTAGTTCATTACAGGCTTCGTGTTTTAGTCTACAACCTGGAGTTTTCATTGCATCACCGTTCACTGCCTTTCCTATGGGCAGTGTGTCAGGAAACATAAAATCATCAGGCTCAAAACTTCTTGTGATAGGATAAGATGGCAAACCATTCTTTTCCCAAACACCTGTGCTGTTAAACTTGTTTATTTGATCAACAACTTCGTTTAACTCTTTGCAAAGAAAATTCAAGTCTCGATTAGAATCAGCAAAACCTATGAAGCAGTAATTTTTTTCTAATATTAAATTACTTTTTAAGATCTGTTTAAACGATTCAACCCATCTTTTCACAAAAGGATTGTCATACAGGTTTATAGTATATTCTAGTTGTTTTTGACCTGTAAGTTTAATTTTAATTTGGTCTTTTAAATACTGCTCCATTGCCGCTGTGTTCTTTCACCTCAACAGATTCTAACCAGATTCTGTCATTGTTTACAATCTTACTTACATGATTATAAATCAGTTCTGCAAATTTTTCACAGCCAACAGCAGGAACAATTCTCAAATCACACAAGTCTTTTGCATGTAGTTCTTTGAATTGATCCAGTGCAGGATCATCTTCAGCAATACATAAAGTATGATCAAACATTTCTTTTAACCATTGTTTGATGTCTTTAAGTCCTCCAAAGTCTTGCACCCAGTTTCTATCATCCAGTTTGTGAGCACCAAATGTAAATGTAACTGCTAGAGCATATCCGTGTACCCAACGACAGTGCGAATGATCCGCTCTCCATTGTCGGAAAGCACAACTTAATCCTTCGTTGTGGTCGTATGTTTTAGTCGAATAGTATGCCATCGTTTTCTCCTTTGATGACAAGCAGAATGTTTAAAGAGGGATGATTGTCTTGAAGTCCTCTAGTGTTAGTGTACTGTATGACCCGACTCATTGTCAAGACCTAAATCGTCTGTGAGTTTGTTTAAACGATCGTTGAGTTCATTTGGTAAACCAGTTTCACCATCTATTATAGTTTTTATCAAATGAACCAAAACTTTGAATTGTGGTTTGTTGGAAATTGTATCAGGGTCTATTTTGTGTTTTTCAAACACATTTAAAAGTGCTTCAGTGGATTCTACCAAGCACATAATTGCTTTTTTGTGTTTTGACTTCATGTGATTATGCTAGGCTTAGGTTGTGTCTTAATTTTGCTAAACACATTACTATATTGATCTCTTAATTTAGGATTCAATTCAGCCGCACTTAGGATTAAATTTTTATTTAAAGAAATTTCTTTTTCAGGATCAGCAGTACTAAAAAAAGTACCAAGTGCAATACCTTGTGGACCTTGCATCAAAACAAGACCTTTCATGATTGAAATTGACTGCTCATCTGCTTTTTTAAATGTAGCCAACACTTCTTCTCCTGTGGAAAATTTTAGTGCAATAACATCATTTTCTTTTATTTTGTCAAACATAGTGTAACTATAACAGTTATTTAGATTTTGTCAACTGTTTATCTATAAATTTTGCCATACCATCATAGGTCTCTTGAAAAACATTTTTGTTTTTGCTCCATTCATCTGGCATCTTCCAATCAGGTCTGTTTACCACAATCCATCTGGAGTCAATGTGTTCAAAAAGTTTTGCAAACTGATGTATCCAATAACTTGGATCTACAGGTCTCTTGATGTATTCATAACCTTTGGAATTACGATAAATGTTATTGTCTTCTTTTTGTCCTGGCAACTGCCATAGGTCAAATCCAATCATAAAAATAGCCTTGGGTTTAAATGTGCCTGCTAACACTCCAGCATATGGGCCTGTGCCCCAATGAAACGGTTCGTCTTGTCTTTTGTTACCATTGTATGGTAAGTCAGGTAATTTTTTTACATTTGGCCACATGGCAAACTCTTTGTGCCATCTGTCTCTGGTATAGATATTTGTGTTTTTGCCAACTGTGTTTACTGCTTCTTGACACATATGTTTGTCAGCACAAACAAAGTAATCAAAATTGTAATCTCTAAACTGTGCATTGCAACCAATAACAGTGCTGAATTTTTTCATTGGTGTGATATCAAACCCCAGTCTACTTTTGCCGTTGCCTATAATTGTTACAAATTTAGTCATTGTGAACCATACTCCAGATAAGTTTATATTTGTCCCAGGCTTTCTTTAAGGCAGGATATTTTTTTCTCATTTGAATTGCATAAACTCCGTGCATTTCAATTTCTTCCTGTGCCATTTCTACATCTTTGGCCAATTCACTTTGTGATATCAATGGACCTCTTGTGCCATCTCTTTTTTGTTCATAAACAGTTTCTCCGCCATCAGGACTAACATACATTTTTCCTTCGCTGTACAAACGAGGTTTTTTTAATTTCTTTTTTCTTTTGGGCATTAATAGTAGTTAGTGTGATCGCCACCCGGATGAGCAAGTCTTACACCGTTGTGTTTTTCTGGATCACTATCACCATCGTGTCTTGGAATTAAATGAATGTGCGGCCAAAAAATACTTTGACCTGCTGATCTTCCTAAGTTTTGTCCAAGATTGTATCCGGTCCATTTGCCTTCAGCAATGCCTTCCTGACCATGTTCGTAGGCCAGTTTATATGTTTCACCAATTGTTTCTGTGTCATTGCTTTTGGGCACAAATAATAAATGTCCTTTTGTGACAGGATATCTGTCTTTGAATATTGCACACACTTCACTTTCATATATTGGTGTGTCATTGCCAAGCCAGGTGCATTCTTCGTATGTGTTTATTTTTTCAAATGGCTTCTTGTGTGTAGATTTTATTGATTGCATTTGTTTTGATTATTCCTATCTTTATGTTGTTAGAGTTTGGTTTGTGTTTCATTCTTATTGCTGTCCAGTATTTGGTTGTTGGCACACTAGGATTAACAGAATTTACATTTAAAAGATTCACAATTGCTTTTCTTACTTTTTCTGCTCCTCCATGTTTTTTACAAGTGTCTGATCTTCCAACATGTACCACAGTGTCATCAATCTTTATTTTGTAGACACAAGGCAACTTAATCCATTTGGTTACAGGATCTTTTTTGTGGCGAATTTTATAGTTTTCAATTGAGTATAAATCTTGAATACTGTAATACTTTATTTTGTTCATACCTTAATGCCCAGTTGCCTGTATACTTTTTGTACTTTTCTTGCTTGAAACTTGCAGTCTTCCAGTGCATTGTGCAGTCCAATTCTTTTTTCTGATTCTCTTGGCACTAGATTAAACAAAGTTCTTGAATCTCTAATTTGCCAATACTGCCATGGCACAGGTTGTTCCATTTGCGTATACAGGTTTTGTAAGATTGCATAATCAAATAAAGGTCCTTGACACCAGAACACATCAACACCTACACTAAATTTGTTAATGTTTTTCAATACGTCTTGTAATTGTATTCTATTACTGTCAGATAGTGCTTCGTTGGCCACTTCGTTAGGTTGTTGTCCCCACCAATCTAGTGTTTCTTGCATCACATGTCTGCCCAAAGCAGTCTGTGAATCAACATCAACTCGAAAATACATTTCGTCATAGAGTTTCATTTGTGTGTGCGGATCAAATTTTACTGCACCAACAGTCAACACAACAGCATTAGGATTGGTGCTGAGTGTTTCAAGATCTATCATTGCATGAATCATTTTTTGACCTTTTTATTTTGTTCCAGTGGATCGTCAATTTCTTTTATATTAGACACTTTATATTCTTTTGTAAATCTTTGTTCTATGTCAGTGCCTGTGTCACTGTACACAAACGTTTTAATTTTTCTTGATTTAAGATCTAATTCAAATTCCCAACATCTTGTCATGATAATAACCTTGCCAATCTTTTGTTTCCTTTTTTGTCCAAGTATTTTCTTAGACGTTTAATTTTCCAATCCTCGTATGGATATGGAGACGTAGGCAAATCTATATACAGTTTGCCCCATTTTATTTTGCTCCAGGCTCTTTCGTGTAGATAATACAGTATCATTTTGGTTGCTACTTCTATTCCAGCAATGGCACCGGCAAAATCAAATCTACCAGTAATAAAATAACTGATAAGAAATGTATCGGTGGTTGCCAACACACGCCAAGTCAGTGTTTTGACCGCAGTTCTAGAACGTTTTGAAGCCATACTAAAATTATAACAGATATTGCTAAATTGTCAATTACTAGATAGACTGTTCTGGTGTTTGATTAAGTCTGTGCTTGTTAAGTCTTGGTATTACGCCAGAATCAATTGCTTGTTTCCAAGTGTTGTATTCGTCTTTGGTAAGACAGTAAACTTCTCCGTCACTATCTGGAAAAGTTGATGAAAGTTCTTGCACGGTTTCATTGGCACTTATCTCACACTCAAATTGTGATTCGTAAGGAGTTGGGTTCCATGCTGTGGAGCAATCCATTCCTATACATATTATAACTACCAAAAAATAATTCATCTAAAATACTTAACCTGTTTTGAGTGAAAGTAAAGCGACTATTTTTTGTTTTTGGGATGAACCTTGGACGCTGTTTCAACTTTTGTTTTCAGTCGAATCAAATCGTTGTCCAACATCCGCACACGATCAATGAGAGCAATCAGTGTGGTGGAAGTAGAACCCAGTTTGGGTTTTATTTCTTTGACAATGTAATTGTAAAGATACCAAATAAAATAGGCAAGAAAGAAAACTGCCACAATTGGAAAACCATAATCGCTTATAAGTGTTACTATATCCATCTAGTCTTTCCTTGCGTCTTTTTTGCCATCTGCTCGAGCCACTCTGCTGGTATCAACAGGCAGGCCTAATTGTTCAGATACTTCTTGGTCTAATTTTAAAATGTCGTTGTTCATTGTTTTGACTCTGTTATCCAATTGTGTGATAACAGTTTCAATGAATTTTATTGAACTCACAACAGATCCCAAGATGTACTTTATAATAACCATTATAAATGCACCAAGACCAATTGTGCCTGCTATTGGCAGTCCTAGTTCTGCAACTAATTTAAAAAAGTTTTCCATTATGTACGTATTTAACCACTAGATAGTGTAGACTTTTATATCTTCAGTTTTACCTTTGACCTTTATAGTGCCAAGAGATTTAAATTTGTAGCCTTTGCATTTTTTAACAGTTTTTTCACCAACAACCAAAGTGCTGGCCAGTTCTTTTGAACTGCTTTCCAATCTGCTGGCCAGATTAACATCATCACCTATTACAGAATAATCAAAACGTTGATCACTGCCCATATTACCAACAAGTGCTTGACCTGTGTTTATTCCTATTCCGATATTGATTTGCGGAAGTTTTTCTTTCTTTAATTCTCTGTTTAATTTTTTAAGTTCTTTCTGCATCTGTATTGCAGTCTTGACTGCCAGTGTTTCGTGTCTTGGAGTTTCCAATGGAGCATTCCAAAAAGCCATAATACAGTCGCCCATAAACTTGTCAACTGTGCCACCATTTTTTATTATGATATTGGTCATACGTGTCAAAAACCTATTGATCAATCTAGTGAGTCCTTGAGGATTGCCTTTGTATTTTTCACTGATCGGTGTAAATCCTCTGATATCAGAAAACATAAATGTCATTGTTTTGGTTTCACCACCCAACTTTAACAATGTAGGATCCTTCTGTAATTTTTTAACCATACGAGGATCCAGATAGTGTTCAAACTGTTTCTTGATCTGTTGTCTTAATCTGTACTGTTTGGCAAAACTATTGAATACCAAATGACCCCACACGATGGTAATAAACAGCACCGGAAACGAAGCATCAAGCATATAATGATAACCATTATAGGCAACCAAACTCGACGATATTATACCGGTTAAAAGCGTCAAATAAGCGAGCACAGTGCTGGTAATACCCAACCTGGGTATCACGGCTATCAACAAAAATCCTAGAACAAAAACGGCTACTATTTCTACAATATTGGTAATACCATTTCTTATGAGTTGTGTGTCTGTGAGATATGTTTCGATGGCCTGGCCACTAATCTGTGTGTCAGTCATTAGTCCTAAAGGCGTGTCTTTTAGATAACTTAATCCTGCGGCATTCAATCCAACAACAACAATTTTGTTTTTGAGATCAATTTTGTTTTTTATAATATCAGTGACGCTGTAACTTTTTATAGTGTTTGTGTCGGCAAAATTAATATTAAACATGGCATTAGCAGTTGTTTGAATTTTTTTATTTTTGCTTAACATTATTTCTTTTACACCGTTTTTGTCTGCAACAATTTTGTATTTGGTATTTTGATTGTACACTCTTATTGTGTCTAAAATTTGATTTGGTATTGTTCCTATGTCAGAGTTTACAAATAAAGGAATCTGTCTTATGGTTCCATCAATATTGGGAATCATTATGTTTACACCAGCGCCGTTGGCAAATCTTAGTAATTCAGGTATGTTTGTTACTACACCTTTGAAACTGTATAAAAATTTGTCAGGATCACCTTGTTTCACAATTGGAACCTTAGCCACTTGTCCGTCAGTGGCAGAGTCTTTTATGCTGTACATCATCACAGTATTAGTGCCTGCTAATTTTTGTGCAAAGTTTTCATCTTTGCCTGATCTGTCTCTTTCAGCAAAAATTATATTGTATTGAATAACTTTAGCACCGTATTGATATATTCTGTTGTGTAAATTAGCAATTAAATTTCTTGGCCATGGCCATTGTCCATATTTTTTTAGATCCTGTTCCGTGATTTCTACTATAACAACAGAGTTTGTAGTGACATCTCTTGGAGATATTTTTTGATAGTAATCAAAAGTTTTTAGTCTTAATGTTTCCACAGGACTAACGTCAAACAATCTGCCTGCAAACAACAAGGTTGCAAGTATCACAACCATTACACTGCTAGTTAAAATTTTCATCCTAGTTCTTTTAGTCCTTCAAGTATGCCAATAGACACACCAAAAAATAGCATAAGACCTAACAAGATAACAGGACTTAATAACCACAGGTACCAATAGTATCTAAAAATATTTTGTCCTCGTGCTAGTCTGATCTTTCGATGGTCCATAAACCAATGCACTATTCTTTTGATAAAGCCTTTTACATGTTGGTTTACAAATTTATTCAATAACCAACGTACCACTCGCATAACAATTAGTATTGGAGAACTTAATACATCAAACACAATCAAGAAAACATCAACACTCAAATCAACTATGTTATCTGCTGTGCAGGCCTTACGCCATCTTTGTTTTATAGTAAGTTTCTTATCCATTAACCTCCTCCGAATCCAGTCCAGTTCCACGGATCTTTG